ATTACCAGAACATTTCAATGCACAGTACAATCAACGAGCAAGGGTGGACTTTAACCGTTAGTGGATACCCGACGATGGCGGAAGCAGATACGATGGCGGAAGCTACAGAGCGTTGGCTTACAAACAACCACAAACCTTTGTGGGTAGATCCCAACGCGCCAAAAGCCGTTCCCAACGCCACACCCGAAGAGATCGCCGAGCAGAAGCGCATCGCCGCAGAAGAAGCTAAGAACGATTACGCCGAAGCCGTCCAAGAAAAGTTGGACGAAGAAAAGAAAGCGCGTGCAGACGCCGTTCAAGCCATCTACACCGCGACGAGCCCAATCGCCCACGCGGGCGCAGTGTGGGATTGGATGACTAAATAGTAAAAGGAGAAATCATGATTGACACAGATCCATCCAACTTAGCCATAGCTGATAATACTATGGAATCGTATGATATTTTTCAGTTTAGAAAATATTGGAAAAACTTTACAAAAGAATCTTTTTTGCTTGACGAGACAGCCGATCTTTGGTATGATAAGAAGCTATTTGGCAAACTAAACCATCGTGGTGATATCATTTATTTGTCTGAAACAAATCTGAAAGAATATCGCAACACACCAGCCGGTCAGACCATCATGGGGGTGGACTTTGTTGTCGACGCTTTCACAGATCTTCAATCCCATTTCACAAAAGCTTTGGCAGGACAAAAATTAAATATTTCCGGCGATCCCGCCATCCAGAATATGAGCCCCAAAAAAGGCTGGGTAAGCATACATCAATCATACAATCGATTTCTGGAGGAGTTTACCAACATGTTGGTTTCGGGGCACTTTAAATCAAACGCCCAAGAAAACCAAATTGTGGATCTCCCGTCATACGTCAAGACTGTCTTGGAGTTATTCGACGGGTCAGGAGGCACACTACCTGTGCTGAGTCAAAGCGCCTTGATCCTTTCGAGTATGTATCCAGTGCACGGCTGTGGACTTGTGGTAGAAATAGCAGACACCAAACCAGCCGGGAAGGATTCCCCAAAGTACGCATGGACCCAGGATGTTAACTATGAATTTTATAAAGCGTCTGCACAAAATCATGGTTTTATGATTGATGCCAACCAGCCGTGGCGTCTCATTGCTGATATTCAACATCCTGTAATGGCAAAACATATGGAAAAATATTCTGTAACTGCTCAAAATCTTTTCGAAAAATATTATTATCAGAGTTATCGGTTTGATCTGGAAAACTTGCGAGATTACTTTTTTGATTCATATAGAATGTACTGTCAATCATATCCTGTCTTCATTGAGACAACTCCTAATCTAAATCCGCGACTGTTATCTTCGTCTCAGACTACAAAATATAAAGCAGTTGAACGTCACCCAGTCGACCCTGACAGCGATGAAGCGGAGGAATTATATCCAGATCCGTATTGGTTAGAATTAACTTACTATATTAGGTTGAGGGAACTAGGTATAGACTTCACCCCAGCGGCATTTAATAGGAGCGTTAAAGAAATAATTCAAATATATAATCGTTTTGGACTTGACAATGCGCTGAAATATGCTAATATGTTAATTAAGAAAAATAGAATAACCATCTTATAGGACTTTGTTTGCTTTTTCAAGCCCTCGATACAAAAAAAGAATGCGCAGGTATTTACACTTCTGGTGATATCGTGCGGGATCACATCCCTTCAGGATTATCTGCTACGTGGAAATACACACCGCACCTTGATTTGCCTGTGGAGTATGCCAATCTATATTGTTGTGGAAAATCCATTGCTGAAGTCTGTCCAAGTCATAAGCAAGAAGAGTGGACTAAACTAAATGCCAAGCTGCACAATTATATTAAAGCGTGTGACACTGCGAAAGTTGATTTAGACCAGAATTGTTTTTATGATCTCGTACCACAGAATTTTTTATTAGAATACTGTGAGATTCGAAATCAGATAACAGAGCACGTGCTCAATAATTACGAGAAGCCAGAAAATTATGATTTCCTGCTAGACTTGGTTAAAATGCTGGGTCACATTAAGACTCTTCCATTGAACATCGACGCACGTGCTCTTAAAAATCTTATGGCTCTTCCCCGCGCCCGCCGATTATATAAAAAGTTAATTAAAAAAGGTGCGCACCGCGTGGACTATCTGGCTTTCAAATCTAAGACCGGTCGACTCACGACAAGTAAGAATAGTTTCCCTATCCTAACATTGGATAAAGGTTTCCGCTCGGTTGTAAAACCCACTAACGATTATTTTTTAGAGCTTGACTTTAACGCAGCAGAACTTCGGACTCTTTTGGCACTTTCCGGAAAGGCGCAGCCAGATATCGACATTCATGAATGGAATATAAAAAATATTTATCGAGGTGCCTTGACGAGAGATGCTGCAAAGAAGAGAATCTTTGCATGGTTATATAATCCAAACTCTAAGGATTTTCTGTCTGATAGAGCCTATGAACGAGATGAGGTGCTAAGAGAACACTTCGATGGAAAATGTGTAAAGACCGTTTTCAATAGAACTATTGTCGCAGACAAGCATCACGCTCTTAACTATATTATTCAAAGTACAACGAGCGATTTACTCTTAAAAAGAGCGATAGAAGTTGGTAAAATACTACAGGGTCGAAAATCAAACATATCATTTTTGTTACATGATTCATTGGTTGTCGATTTTGCAAAGGAAGATGCAGATCTGTTAGAAAAGATGGTAATAACGTTTGGCAATACCGACCTTGGTCGTTATGTTGTTAATGCATCTGTGGGAAAAGACTTTGGAAACATGGCGAGGTGGAGATAATGAGTGTGGTAATCGGGTTAGGAGAAGAGGCATGTGCAGTCGCAAATGTTTTCAAAGAATACCCTCAGTATGAAGTTTATAATATTCTAGTGGGGAACAAGAGGGCTCACGGCAAGACTAAATATATCAAGGGACAGTCTTCTCCGGTGCTTTATGAGGAAAAGTGTCCATCGTTTAAAAACTTCTTTAGGGCAGTCAAAGGCGAAGTATTATTTATCGTTGACGGCGCAGACATAATTTCAGCAGCTTCTTTGAGAGTCCTATCATATATAAAAAATTGTAATATAAGCGTACTTTATCTTCACACATCTTCAGACAAGCCCTCTTTAAATGAGGCGACAGTATATGGAGTGCTACAGGAATATGCCAGATCAGCGGTATTTGAAAAAATGACGATTGTAGATATTCCGACTGTTGCAACAGCATTGCCAAATCTTACGGTAGCTTCATATCATAAAAAGATTCGTGAAACCCTTGTGTCGACCCTTCATATGCTTGAGGTATATACTCACACAAAGCCAGTGTTAAGTAATTTCTCTTCACCCCACGAGACATCTCGGCTTTTGACCGTCGGGATCGTTGATATGGCAACTGGAAAAGAAAATCTATTTTTTCCACTTGACTATCCGAGAGAGAAGTGGTATTATTATGCAATAAATAAAGAAAAACTTAACGAAGACTCTGAGCTTTTGGGAAAAATTGAAACGCAAGCTGCGCTCACTGCGCATGATAACCTGACAACATCATACGGGATATATTCAACTGAGTATGAGCAGGATTATGTTTTTGCGGTAGCAAGAAGTTCTGCTATACAAAAATAAAAAAGTGCTTGACAAAAGAAACATGCTGTGTTACAGTATAAACTAGAAACTTGGAAGATTAGCTGAGTTTACTTTAACAACTAGGAGAAAAAGCCAATGGCTATTGATTTGAAGAAGATTCAAGAACGAAAATTCGCTCTTGAAAATCGCGGTGGAAAATCCCAACGAAACGGGTTTTGGAAACCGCAGGATGGAGAACAAACAATTCGGATTATTCCGACTGCGGATGGAGATCCATTCAAGGATTACTGGTTCCACTATAATGTGGGCAAGAACTCTGGGTTTATGTGCCCAAAAAAGAATTATGGAGAGGAATGTCCTGTCTGTGATTTTGCTAGCAACCTTTGGCGAGAAGATAACGAAGGAAGCAAGAAGATGGCTAAGTCACTCTTTGCGCGTCAACGTTTCTTTTCTCCCGTTATGGTTCGTGGAGAAGAAGAACATGGAGTTCGTGTATGGGGCTATGGAAAGATGGCGTACGAAACTCTTCTTAATCTGGTGTTAAACCCAGAGTATGGAGATATTACTGATACCGATGCTGGAACAGACTTGGTTATGGTATACGGCAAGCCTCCGGGTGGTCAGTTCCCACTGACAAAGCTTACTCCTAAGCGTTCAACTTCACAGTTTTGCGAAGATGTCACTCCAGAGCGATGTAAGGAAATCTTGGATGCCATTCCGAATTTTGAGGATCTGTTTGATCGCAAAACTTCGGCAGACGTCCAAGCCATGCTTGATGAATTTCTTTTGTCAGATGAAGATGCTGAAGCAGCCTCTACTGAAACCGTCAAGTATGCATCGTCTACTGGCGGCGGTAAGTCTTCCGAGGCTAATTCCGTTTCTGATGCGTTTGACGAACTGCTCGGCAGTTAAAGAAATCCCACAGGGAGGCACAGGGTTATCAGGTGTCTCAGTTTTTATATGACAAGGGAAAAACAATGTTAAAAAATATTTTATTGTGTATTTTAGCCATGTGCTTTGCGGCACCGGCATTTGCTGAAGAGAGCGATTGGAAAACGCGAAATGGGGTTCGCTTCGGCTATTCCTATCTACACAAAGGAGACCAGACTGACAAATTAAGTCGACCTCATATGTTTATTTTGGGATTCGAATTACAGCAAACCCTGAGAGGGGGAGAGTGGCTCGATATCCTATTTGTGGAGAACTTTTCTGTGTCAGGGCTAGACCAAAGTGTTTTTGCACCTTCGGCTAGTTTACTGATTGGGTTCGAGTTTGCTGAACAACTTCAACTTGCTGTTGGAGCTAACGTCGCACCATTTGACCCAGGCGGAGATGATAATTACGTTCATCTTGTTACTGCGATTGGATATACAGCCGATGTAGGTCGGTTTAGTCTTCCCTTTCATGTAACATACATTCCCGATGTTAAGAGTTTCTGGCGCTGTGCAGCGACCACTGGCGTAAACTGGTAAATAAAAAACCGCAGGGAGGCACGGGTTACTACAGGTGTCTCAAACTTTACTTTAATAAGGATTATATACAATATGAGCAAAGCAAAACAAGGACAGAGTGTAAAAGTCCATTATAAGGGCACATTAGATGACGGCACGGAGTTTGATAATTCACGCTCACGCAGTCAAACCTTAGATTTCCAATTGGGGGCGGGCAGTCTTCTTCCACAGTTCGAAAAAGAGGTTGTTGGCATGAACGTAGGAGAAGTCAAGGCTTTCAGAATTGACGAAGCATACGGACCCCGAAACCCAGAAGCAATTGTAAAGGTACCTAAAGCTGCTTTTCCCGAGGGCTTTGCTTTTTCAGTTGGAGACTCTGTGCAAGGAACGACTCCAACCGGACAGCCCCTCGTAGCCAAGATTAACTCTATAGAAGATGAAGAGATCGAACTCGATCACAATCATCCACTAGCGGGTAAAGATCTTAACTTTGAAGTAGAACTAGTTGAAATTTCCGAAGGTTAGTTCGAACCCACAGGAAGGCATAGGGTTATCAGGTGCCTTAACTTATATTAATGGGAGATAGGAACATGGCAAGACCAAAATCAGGAAAGAAAACAAAAGTCGGCAAGTTGAGTATTGCAGATATGCGAGCACTTATTAACAAAAAAGCCGGGATCAATGTTGCACACAATCTCGCAGAGAAAAACCCAACAGAGGTTAACGATTGGATTCCCACAGGCTCTCGATGGCTAGATTCTATTATTTGTCGTGGACACCTTGCCGGAATTCCCGTAGGAAAGATCACAGAGATCGCAGGACTAGAGTCTACAGGGAAGTCATTTCTAGCAGCACAAGTCGCAGCTAACGCACAGAAGATGGGTATTGACGTAATATACTTTGATTCAGAATCTGCAATTGATCCGGAGTTCCTGGCTCGCGGTGGATGTGATGTGGATCGTGTGTTGTATGTCCAAGCTCAGTCGGTAGAATTCGTATTGGAAACTATCGAGGATCTCTTGGAGACAAACGAGAACCGTATGCTTTTTATATGGGATTCGCTAGCGCTTACACCGTCTACTACTGACGTTGAGGGAGACTTTAATCCCCTGTCTTCCATGGCAGTTAAGCCAAGAATTTTATCGAAGGGTATGTCAAAGTTAACCGTCCCTATCGCCAATAGTCAGTCAACTTTCTTGGTTCTCAACCAACTTAAAACAAATATTACTAGCAATATTGCCGAAGCGCTTACCACTCCATACTTTACCCCCGGTGGAAAAGCAATGCATTATGCGTATTCACTTCGCATCTGGCTCACAGGACGTAAGGCTAAGAACGCATTTGTTATGGATGATCGCGGGTTCCGCATTGGCTCAGAGGTTAAAGCCAAGATTCAGAAATCTCGTTTTGGAACACAAGGTCGCCAGAGTGCATTTAAAATCCTTTGGGGCGAGGAAGTCGGAGTCCAAGACGAGGAAAGTTGGTTGGATGCTATCAAGGGGTCTGATAATTTAAAAAATGCTGGAGCGTGGTATCAGTTGGTATATGAGGACGGCTCGGTTGATAAATTTCAAACAGCACACTGGCTAGACAAATTGCAAGATGAAAAGTTTCGCAGTCGTGTGCTTAAAATTATGGATGAGGAAGTCATTTTAAAGTTTGACAAGCGTCTGGGCGAAGCATCAGATTTTTACGGAGATGAAGAGGAGACTGAAAGTGAAAAATAAAATATTCTATACAGGTGTGGCGGTTCTTCTGTTGTCGCTAGCGTCTACTACTTCACCGGCATATGCAATCCCTTGTGAACCAACGCCGATGGCGATAGATTATAGAGGGTATACTATTGTATGGTATGCTCAGACTCCATTGATTTATCACAGTGAACATTTGTATAATGCTGGTCTAGATTTATCTCTAGTCGCTGAATTTGATCATTATGAACGAGCATGGTTGTTCTATGAGCACGTCCCTGACAATGTTGTGCGCTACACTCATCGTCATTGGCGAAAGCATCGACGGCAGTATCGCCGCTGCATGGGTTATCAAGCTGATTTTTATTATCAGCACTATCGCTCTCATTACAACTATCGCTGGTACCGTCGCCAATTGCGTAACGGAAGAAAATTTCGAAGCCATACCCAAAGCCCACAGCGATATCGCCCACACCGTCATCATCGGCGGCATAAGGCACATACGAAACCTCACCACAAACCCCGCCAACGCTTTCATAAAAGAAATAAAAGAAATAAAAGAAAACACCATCAACGCAGACATTAACTCTTGACTTTATTTGTTACCTGTTGTATACTGTTTCATAAGTACTAATACCCGTAAGGACAAAAAGAGTCATGGCATCTAACAAGCCTAGAATATTAATCATCGATGCTCTCAATATGTATTTTAGGGCATATATTGTAGATCCTAGTCTATCGACTAACGGTCAACCCATCGGCGGCACCAAAGGTTTCTTGAAGATTTTGCAGAAGCTAGTTCGAGACATTAAGCCGGATCAGGTCGTCATTGCATGGGATGGCGCTGGCGGCTCGCAGCGACGCAAGAGCGTTGACAAGAACTATAAAGAAGGTCGCAAACCCATCCGGCTTAATCGGGAAATTCGTAACCTCTCTGAAAATGAAGAGTTGGAAAATAAAGTTTGGCAGCAAACACGCTTGGTTGAGTACTTGAATTGTATGCCTGTCTGTCAAGTAATGCTTCCTGCGATAGAGGCAGACGATGTGATCGCATATGTGGTTGGCATGTCCTCATTAAGAGGTTGGCAAAAGGTTATTGTATCAAGCGATAAAGACTTTTACCAGTTGTGTGATGATGAGACTGTATTGCATAGACCAATCCAAAAAGCTACTTTAAATAAGCATAGGATCATAGAAGAACATGGCATCCACCCATTGAACTTTGCTCTTGCACGCGCTGTTGCAGGAGATAAGAGCGACAACCTCAAGGGTGTTGGAGGGGTTGGTTTAGCTACAATGTCTAAGCGGTTTCCGTTTTTAGCCGAAGAGAGATCCTGCACGATTGACGAACTAATTGATTATTGTGAAGAATGTGAAAATAAATTGAAAGCACACCATAACATTCTCGGTGGACGTGATATAATAGAAAAGAACTATAAGTTGATGCAGCTTTATACTCCCAGCTTTTCTCCTCAATCCAAGAAAATTATTCGGCATACAGTCGAGGAAGCAACACTGGAGTTTAATAAGACTGAAGTGCTCAAGATGATGAATACAGACGGCTTTGGCGCATTTGACTGGACTAGTTTGTTCCAAACAATGCGACGAATTGTGGCAGAGGAGGCAGCAAATGGCGCGTGACGAATCCGCAGATTTTTCAAAGTTTGGTAAAGCATTCCAAGAGGGGCTCGCTCAACTTATTATGGAACAACGTGCTTTTGCAGATCAGATTCAAGAGGTGCTATCGATAGACTTCTTTGAGTTAAAATATTTGCAAGCGTTTACGAAGAAGATTTTTGATTTCAAAGCCAAGTATAACGTGCACCCTTCAAAGGATGCAATGCTGTCTGTATTACGCTCAGAACTTGATGATGAAAACCCAGCTACTCAGAAACAAACCAGAGACTTTTTTGCAAGAATTTATAAATCTGAGATTGAAGTCGGCGGCGAAGAATATATTAAGGACCAAGCTCTTGATTTTTGCCGAAAGCAAAAGCTCAAAGAGGCGATGATTAAATCTGTTGGGCTGCTTGAAGGTTCTTCGTTTGACGAGATAAGTTCGGTTATTAATGACGCGCTCAAACTGGGTTCTAGCACCGATTTCGGATATGATTATATGGCTGACTTTGAAGAGCGGTTTATGATCAAGGCACGTAATCCAGTCAGTACAGGCTGGCAGATCATTGATAGTCATTGTAAGGGTGGTCTTGGACTGGGGGAGCTAGGAGTGGTTATCGCCCCAACAGGCGCAGGGAAATCGATGGTGTTGGTGCACCTTGGAGCAGAGGCTTTAAAGCAGGGCAAAACTGTGGTACACTATACACTAGAGCTAGGTCCAACAGTTATCGCTGGACGTTATGATAGCTGTATAACAGGCATTCCACTTCCGCAACTCTTTAGTTGCAAAGAAGGCATTTACGAGACGGTAAAAGATTTGGACGGACAATTAATAATTAAAGAGTATCCAACCAAGACGGCATCACCGAACACTATTCGCAGTCATTTGGAGAGGTTACGACAGCGCAACATCGAGCCGGATTTAATCATCGTTGATTATGCTGATTTACTGCGTCCAAACGTAATAAGAAAAGAAAAAAGACATGAGTTAGAGACTATTTATGAAGACCTCAGAGGTATAGCACAGGAGTTTAAGTGCCCGTGTTATACTGCGTCACAAACTAATAGGTCTGGATTGAACGCAGAAGTAATTACAATGGAAGCTATCTCGGAAGCATTTAATAAATGCTTTGTGGCAGATTTTATTTTTTCTGTTTCCAGAACGGTTGAAGATAAAAATACAAACGGGGGCAGAGTCTTTTTAGCTAAAAATAGAAATGGTCCTGATGGGATTATTTACCCTATTTTTATGGACACGGCACGGGTTAAGATAAAAGTATTACCTCCAGATGGTACCACGGTTGAACAAATCGTTGCACAATCAGCAGCCCAGCAGGGTAAACAACTGCGAGAAAAGTACAAAGAATTTAGAAAAAAATAAGAGGCAAAGCATGACACTTGATACAGCGCGGGAAAGAACTTTAAAATATTTTGGGGGCGATGAGTTAGCAACCAATGTTTTTCTCACCAAATATGCCCTCAAAAATAAAGCGGGTGAAATATTAGAAAAAACACCAGACGCCATGCATGATCGTCTGGCTAGTGAATTTGCGAAGATAGAGGAAAAGTTTGGTGGACCTCGACAGTTATCGTATCAAGAGATTCGGGATGCTTTTGATGGGTTTGACCGGATCGTACCGCAGGGCTCTGTGATGTTTGGATGTGGCAACAACCATGTGCACGCATCTCTATCTAATTGTGTCGTTGTGTCTTCTCCAGAGGATAATATGTCCTCGATTGTAGAGACGGGTAAAGACTTAGCGAATCTATTTAAGCGTCGATGTGGGGTTGGTGTTGACATCTCGGAACTTCGCCCTGAAAATACGCCAGTCAACAACTCGGCTGGTACAACTACTGGAGCATGGTCATTCGCTGATTTCTACTCTTATGTATGTCGAATGGTTGGGCAGAACGGACGCCGTGGTGCTTTAATGATTTCAATGGATGTTAGACATCCTGACATTGAGAAATTCGTAACCATGAAACACGATCTGTCGAAGGTAACCGGCGCAAACGTTTCGGTGAAACTAAGTGATGATTTCATGCATGCGGTTGACTCGGACGCAGATTTCCTTTTGCGATATCCGGTGGATTCTGAGCCAGATGAGGCAGTAAACTACACAAAAACAATTCGTGCACGCGATTTGTGGAACGCGATAGTTGAAAGCGCAACCAAGACAGCAGAGCCCGGTCTGTTGATGTGGGATAACATCAAAAAGAATCTTCCAGCCGAATGTTATGCTGATGTGGGATTTGAGACCATCTCAACGAACCCTTGTGCGGAGATTCCCCTATCATCCCATGACAGTTGTCGTCTTATTTCTGTAAATTTAAAAAACTTTGTGAAAGAACCCTTTTCCGAGAATGCTTATTTCGACTACGAGCAATTTGGGGAAACAATCACAATGGCAATGCGCCTGTCTGATGATTTGGTTGAGCTTGAGGCTGATCAGTTAGCGAAAATAATTAAGATTGCTGATACCAAGGACGAAAAGAAGCTTTGGACAAAGTTGCGTGCAGCTTGTCTTGATGGTCGCCGAACCGGACTTGGAACACACGGGCTTGCTGATGCAATTGCGTGCTTGTGCTTACCATACGATGCATCTGAAAGTCTGGATGTGATCGACAAGATCTATAGCACCTTGAGAGACAAAGCATACGAAGAGAGCGCAAGGCTCGCACAAGAACGCGGAGCATTCCCAGTGTTTGATTGGGAAAAAGAAAAGAGTAATGTGTATATCCGTCGCTTGCCAAAACGAATTCAAGCGATGATTGCCGAGACCGGTCGACGCAACATTTCTATTTTAACAAATGCCCCAACGGGCAGCGTATCAATTCTATCCCGTACTAGCTCAGGGCTGGAGCCAGTTTTTCGTAATTCATATATCCGCCGACGAAAGTTGAACCACAATGAGCAGGACATCGAGCCAGATTTCGTAGATGATTTAGGGGATCGATGGGTAGAATATAAAGTATATCATCACAATGTTCAAGACTGGTGCGACCAACAAGATGGGTGCGATGACATAACAGATGGCGGCTTACCCGACTTCTTTGTAGAAAGCGATCAGATAGATTGGTCCCGCCGCGTAGAAATTCAAGCGACAATCCAAAAGAACATTGATCATGCGATTAGTTCTACTATCAATCTTCCGGAAAAAACATCTCCGGAGGTTGTTGGAAAACTTTATATGAAGGGTTGGAAAGAAGGCTTGAAAGGCATCACAGTTTATGTGGACGGCAGTCGCACCGGAGTACTGGTAACCAACAAGAAGGAGGAAACCGAAGTATTCCCTCAGAACGGTGCACCGCTAAGACCGGAGGTGGTTGACTGTGACATTCATCACACTACTATCAAAGGCGAGAAGTGGACTATTCTTGTTGGTCTATATAATGATCGTCCCTACGAAGTTCTTGGTGGCTTATCAAACCTGATCGAAATTCCAAAGCGTCACACAGAGGGTCGACTTACCAAACATCGATTTAAAACAAAAACAAATAGATATGACTTGACATTCGGAATTGACGATGACACAACCGTTGTAAGAGATATTGTTCGTGTATTTGACAATCCGAACGAGTCGGCTTTTACTCGAATGATCTCTTTAGCTTTAAGGCATGGTGCCCCACCGCGCCTTTTGGTTGAGCAACTACAAAAAGATAAAGATAGTGATATGTTTAGCTTTGCTAGGTGCATCGCTAGAATTCTTAAAAACTATATTCAAGATGGAGAACCTGCTGGGGATAAAAGCTGTCCAGAGTGTGGTGACGAAGATGGTCTGGTTTATCAAGATGGTTGTGTCTCGTGTGGTCAATGTGGCTACGCAAAATGTGGATAAAAAAAATACTTGACAAATGAACAAATAGGATGTATACTGGTCCTATAACTTTTAAAAGGAGAGAGTTAATGTCTAACCCTGAGAATGAATATCAAGAAAAAGAAGGTCGCATTACGACTTATATTAAATCTTTGCGAACAATTGAGGACGCAATGGAACCATATAAAGATCAGAAGCGTGCTTTGAAGACAAACTATGTAGAGAACGGCTGGCTTTCAAAGGATGAGATCAGCATGGCAGTTAAAGCATATCGAATGGTCAAAGAGGACACCGATATCGATCAACTGATGGACTTCTATAACCACGTACGAAAGACATGCAAATGAGTTTGGTTCCACAAAATAGGCATTTGTTAGTCGAACCAGTGGAAGTTGAAGAGGAGAACTCTACTACGATCTTGGTGCCAGATGGCTATATTGCTCCCAACATCGATCAGCATATGCTGGTTCGAATAACAGCTACTGCGCCTGACTCGCCTTCTTTCAAGGTGGGTCAGTGTGCGGTTGTTGAGGGACATATGGTCAAGAGCGTGAAGGTCAGGGGGGTTTCCCACCAGCTTGTACTGGAGAACTATGTTCTCGCTTTGGTAGATAATGAGACATCATGATGAGATTGTTGTTGGTCATAGTTTAGCTGCCGTAACATATGCATACCTAAATGACGCAGCACTGATTTTAAACAGTCAGGATTCAACTCCATTTTTGTTTGATTTTTTTGAACCCGATTTTGATCTGACTGCGTTTGCTTTACGCCCTGTCATATATAAGATGCAAACTCCCGACGGTATTCGAACCGTCGGGTTTTCGAAAAATGATTTATGGAACAGGGCACTCTTTGCTATGTCTGTAGCCGGAAAGCTGCCGTTATCAAACAAGCTCTCTTCGATGCGCATAGATGAACACCAGAGAGTGGCTACATTTATCACTTCGGGTGGCACCAAAGTTGAGTATAGCTATAACACATTGCGTATATTCAACATTGATAATATTCAAGGAGTTTCTTTTTTAGATACTCCGGAAAAATATAGAGTTTTTGATTGGTTCAATGTTCGTTCTGGTTGTTGTCATGAATATGACTATCTGTTTGATGATTCAGATCTAGCTAGAGAAATATATTTTTATCCTTCAGTTCGAATGGGTGCGAAGAGAGGCAATGTAAAAGATCTGGTCGCTGTCTCGCGCTTATCCAAAGAACAGATGAACGATATTGAATACTCTGACGTCGCAGTGCGATTTAAGATTCTTGACATGATGCGCCGCGCTGGTATCCGAGGCGCACGCAATGGTCGTGACACAAGAAACCCGTCGAAATATAAATACTACGCCGTACGGATCGAGGCTGAACAGAGACATGTTGAGTCATATGGAGTATCTTCACATCCGAGTTCTGATTGTATAATCTACGATACACGAACAGAGGAAGAAATCATTTCAGCACACTCGGTGACAGACGGTCGCAGTTACAACATGCTTCATGAATTAATTAAAACAAGTAAGAGGCACAGTAATGAAAGTTACAGAAATTAAAAATATCCCATTCTTAAATCTAATACCACAAGAACATCGCCGATGGGCAGGGATGGTAGAAGAAGAGCCTATTGAATTAGAACCCGAAGAGCCCACAGAAGAAAAAGAACTGCCCGCCATTGAAGATGGTGAAATAATATTATACAATCGTTATGGCGGGATTGAGAGGTTAAAAAAAATGGCTCGTCTTATAAATACAATTTGACTTTTATCTTTTAGTTTGTTATTATATCCTTATGTCTTTGCGTAAAAGTACAATCAGTGAAAAGACGTTTCACTTGGCTGGCATTGTTCCCGTGGCTGGACAGCCGCTGGATTTTAGTTTTCCATGGCACGATTCTTTGATGCCTGTTGCTCCGAACTATCTAGCAGTGGAAAGAGCCGTGGTTGAGTGTGCCTGGGCTGGTTGCGAAACAATCTGGGTCGTATGCAATGACGACATGCAACCATTGATTCGTCACCGGCTCGGAGATTATATTTATGATCCAGTATGCCTGGGTAGAAATTATGGTATTAAGCCCACAGACGAGAAGAAGCCCGTAACAATTTATTATGTCCCTGTCCATCCTAATGATCGAAAGAAGCGGGATTGCTTGGCTTGGAGTGTGCTATATGGTGCTCGGTCAGCGTTTGACACATCAACCCAGATAAGCACTTGGGTCGCCCCTGATAGGTTCTATGTCGCTTTCCCGTATGGGGTATACGAACCTTCTGTGTTGCGCCCATATAGAAAAGATATATCTAGCCGCCGTGCATTCTTTTTAAGCGACCTCGGGGAGACTGTTCGCGAGGGAAAATACCTGGGGTTCACGTTTGATGCAGATGACTACTCTGAATATATGAAAGTGATCCGTTCAGGGACCGGCGATAAGGTACCGGGACAGAAACAATCCGGCGAAATCCCTACTGAAAGATTGCCTCTACATAAAAAATGGTCAGCGAGGTTTTTTTCTCTTGACAAAGTTTTTGAATCTGCTAAAGTAGAGGAAGCTATAGTATCGGAGATCGATTGGTATTACGGTATTGATAGCTGGCAGAATTTTTGTAAGTATACCGGCAGCGGAAACACGGTACATAGACCCGCCAAATGTATACTTTCTTATAGAGAGTGGAATCCAATAGGAGTTGATATTAATGAGTGAAAGAACAAAGACAGCCATTCCTTTTGTGGGGCTCCATGCACATAGCGGCTTGTCGCTGTTTGACGGGTTAGGATATCCGCAGGACCATATGGATTTTGCATATCAAAACGGAAGCGATGCGTTGGCTCTGACCGACCACGGGCATATGAATGGACTCTCTTATCAGGTTCTGCATGCAAAAAAAATGAAGGCGGAAGGAAAAGATTTTAAGCCGATTTTTGGAGTGGAGGCTTATTTTATTCCATCTGTCTCAAAGTGGAAAACTGCATATGAAGAGTCGAAAGAGGCAAAAAAGAAGCAGAAGAAAAGCGGGCTGGTTATTGAGGACGAAAACGCAAGCAAGCGTGCCAAGAGTCTTTTGAACAAAAGGAACCATCTTATTTTGTTGGCAATGAACCAAACAGGTTTGAACAACATATTTAAGCTCATATCGGAGAGCTATGATGGGACAAATTTTTATCGGTATCCTCGTGTTGATTACAATATGCTTGCTGCTCACAGTGAAGGTGTTATTGCCACGTCTGCTTGTCTTGGCGGTGTGTATGCTGGCAATTATTGGGATAATAAAGATGATGGTCCTGATGCTATTATGGATGCAATGAGGTTGACCACCGAGAAGATGCAAAAGATCTTCGGCGACCGGTGGTATGGAGAACTTCAGTGGAATAACATCTCAGAACAACATGAACTGAACAAGCATATTATTCAAGTCGCAACAGAGTATGGCGTGGAGTTGGTTTCTACGGCAGACAGTCACTACCCAAGTCCAGAGGCGTGGCGCGACCGCGAACTCTACAAACGATTGGGCTGGCTCGGTAAAGGAGGCATGCCCAGTTGGATGAGTACCGAGCTTCCAGAAGGCATCGATGATATCGGCTACGAATTATATCCTAAGAATGGCGATGAGATGTGGAAGGCTTATAAAGAATATTCTTTTGCACTCGGACAAGAGTATGACGATAACTTAATCAAAGCTTCGATCACACGCACGCACGATATCGCTCATAATCGGATTGAAACCTTCATGCCTGATGATGTGGTACGCTTACCTGATTTTGTTGTTCCAGAGGGTAAGACACCCGAACGCGCACTGAGAGAGTGTTGTGTCACTGGGCTTCGCAAATACATGGGCGCAGACGATCCTAGATTATCGGACTACGTGGATCGCATCAAGTATGAATTGAAGATTATAGAAGATCGAGGCTTCACAAAATACTTCTTGACAATGAAAACCATATCAGACAAAGCTCTCGAAAGACAGCTTGTCGGCGCAGGTCGTGGCTCCGCCGCTGGATCTTTAGTATCTTTTTTGATCGGTATTACTCAGGTCGATCCTCTCAAATATAATCTACTCTTTGAGCGTTTCATGCGGAGAGACCAAACAGATTATCCGGATATTGATTATGATGTCTCCGATCCAATGGTTCTTAAAGAACAACTTATTGAAGAGTGGGGCGACAGCACGGTTGTTCCTATTTCAAACTTTAATACATTAAAGCTGCGTTCTTTAATCAAGGACATTGCGAAGCTATATGAGATTCCTTTTATTGAGGTTAATCCAGTCACATCGCGAATGATTAATGAAGCGACTCCTATCGCAAAAAAGAAACACGGGATCAAAGCAGGAGTATATACCCCAACCTTTGATGAGGTTGTGGAGTTCTCCCCAACGCTTCAGAAGTTCTTTGATAAATATCCAGACATCAAAACACACATCGAGGCTTTACACGGACAGGTTCGCAGCGTTAGCCGCCATGCCGGTGGTGTTGTGGTTGGAGAGAATCTTGATAAATGGATGCCACTGATTAACAGTGGGGGCGTACGCCAGACCCCGTGGTCGGAAGGACAGAACGTCCGACACTTGGAACCACTAGGGTTTATTAAATTTGATATCCTTGGCTTGGCTTCTCTGCGAATGATGGAGGGAGCTATTAAACACATCCTCCGACGCCACAAAGGTATCGCAGATCCAACCTTCGCACAGGTCAAAGAGTATTATGATGAACACCTCCATCCAGATAAAATAAATTTTGATGACCAAGCCATCTACGAGAACATCTTTCACAAGGGTAAGTGGGCTGGTGTCTTTCAGTTCACAGAGAAAGGTGCACAAACATTCTGCCAAAAAGCCAAGCCAACAAGTATTATTGATATCTCGGCGATCACATCCATCTATCGTCCCGGTCCTTTGAGTGCGAACGTGCACGAGTTATATGTGGAGGCGAAAAACAATCCTAACGATGTTGTCTATGGGCATGAATTAATTAGAGAGGTTACCGAAGAGACCTATGGGTTCTTGATTTTCCAAGAGCAGATTGCTTTATTGGCACATAAGCTGGGTAAGAACCTTTCTCTTGATGAAGGGAATATGCTCCGCAAGCTTCTAACTAAAAAGGGAACAGGCTCCACAGATGCCAAGAAAATTAAAATCTACAATAAGTTCATCGAAGGTTGTATCGATAAAGGACTTTCGAAAGCCTTCGCCGAAGGACTCTGGGAAAAGTTCGAGTACTTCTCAGGGTATGGTTTTAATAAGTCCCACGCTGTTAGCTACAGCATTCTTAGCTATCAGTGTGCCCATCTTCTGCATTATTTCCCTTCAGAGTGGATGGCAGCGTTTCTGGACAAAGAGCCAGAAGCCAGAAAAGAAACAGCAATCAATGTAGCTAAATCTCAAGGGTTTACAATTGCGGCGCTGGACATTAATTCATCTGGCACGGTGTGGGAGATCTCTGCCGATGGGAGAACTTTGATTCAGCCCCTGACTTCGATCAAGGGATTGGGAGACGCAGCGATTGAACAGATTATCACTCGCCGCCCGTTTAATACTGTTGAGGATTTGTTATTCGATGAAGAAATAATTTATTCTAAATTAAATAAAAAGGCTCTGGATGTTCTTGTGCGAGCACAGGCTCTGAACGAGTTAGTCGATGATCGTTTCTCTGGGCTTAAGCATTTCTGGTCTGCGGCAGTGGTTGATCGACCCAAAACTCGTAAGAAGCTAAACGAAAATATTGAGATGTACGAACCGGAAGGAGACTTTACAGATGAAGAGAAGATTGAATACTTGGTCAACTTGACCGGAGTCTTTCCGTTTGCACTAGTGATGGATGATTATATAGAGGAGCAGTTAGCTGATCACTGTGTTCCTCCGTTGGGAGATTGGGACCATGACCTTGGTGTGGCATGGTTTATTCCTCGGGAGGTAATTGAGAAGCAGACTCGCAAGGGTCGGACCTATTGGCTAGTGAAGGTTGTGGATTCTACCAGTCGAAACACCACTATTAAATGCTGGTCTGTCGACCCGAAGAAAGACGTGGTTCATCTCAATAGACCGTATATGGCGCGACTGGATTATAGCGAAGACTGGGGATTCAGCACGAGATCCTTAAGATATAATTTTAAACTTTTAGGATAGTGTAGTAAAATGAATAAAGAAAAAGAGATGTATATGATCATTGAATCCCTATCTGATCGAATAGAGTCGGTTACTGCACGAGACGTTTGTTCGGAAGATCGTAAGGAGTATCATATTAGTATGATGAGATTAGAGGCAACCCGTCTTTTAGAGTTACTTGGTGTTGAGGAAATAGAAGGCGATAACGACGGTCTTCTGGGCGTCGCCCGTGAAAATTTTAAGAAGGTGGAGCGGTTGATTGCATCACAAGGCTTGATTAAGACGCTACAACTTCTTCAATCAACAAAAAAGAAAGGTAAATAATATGAAACTGAAAGTGAAGTTTTTGCGTGATGGCGCAAAGGTACCACAACGGGCACACCCAGCCGATGCAGGTGCAGATGTTTTTTATTGTTTCAATCCAGATGAAAGAAATCACTGTATTGGCGAGGAAAATGAATATTGGATCGGTCCAAGGGACTCATGTCTTGTACCCACTGGGCTGCGGATTGAAATACCACCTGGGTATATGTTAGAAGTAAAAAAAAAGTCTGGGATTGCGTCCAAGCGTTGCTTGATTGTTGGTGCTTGTGTCATCGACTCGGGTTATGATGGAGAGGTCTTTATTAATTTACATAATCTAGGACACACAACACAGAAGATCTTTCCCGGTGACAAAGTAGCGCAAGTTGTTTTGATCCCGATTGAAACCTGTGATTTCGTCGCTGTTGATGAACCAATTAATAATCAAAGCTCGCGAGGCGACGGCGGATTTGGTTCAACGGGGGATCGATGAGTTCTATAGATCGAAAAATAAAAAGAAAGCAAAAGAAACGAGCAAAGAAACAACTTGAACGTGATCTCAAACAGAAGATGAATATGTTCGAGCACTTACCAGATGAGTGCAGTGCATGTGAACTGGAATTTGACAAGCAGGACCGCGAAATGGTTATGACTTGGAACGTAGTAGTCAGAGAAAAAGAAGAAATTGTTCGTCTATACTGCCCAGAGTGCTGGGGCAAAGCTCAAGAAATTATTAAGGAGGCTATGGATGCATGAGGCATTGACATACGATGATGTATTGCTAGTGCCGCAATACTCAGATATTGAAAGTCGGTCGGAAATTTCTATTTCCAATCGATTGGATGAAGATATAAAATTAGAAGTGCCGATCATATCTAGTCCGATGGATACCGTGACTGAGAGTGATATGGCAATCGTGGTTGCTGAACAGGGGGGGCTTGGAATTATACACCGCTATAACGATATTGGTTCACAGTGTCGATTAGTGGAACTAGCATTGAGAGATCCTGCATGCAGATTTCTTGGTGCCGCTGTTGGAGTGACTGATAATTATTTGGAGAGAGCTTCTTCACTTGTCCAAGCTGGCGCAGATGTCCTTTGTATTGACGTGGCACATGGTCATCACGCATTAGTTCAACGCGCCATCGGCGAGATAAAAAGTCGACATACTGTGCACATTATGGCTGGCAACGTCGCTACGGCTCCAGGGTTCAGGGATCTGGTCGACTGGGGTGCTGATTCCGTGCGCTGTAATATTGGCGGAGGATCAATCTGTTCAACACGGATTCAAACGGGTCATGGGGTACCCGGTCTTCAAACTATTTTTGAATGCGCTGCCGAAGGGCTTGATGTTCCAATCATTGCCGACGGCGGAATTAAAAACTCTGGGGATATCGTTAAAGCTTTAGCCGCTGGCGCAGACTTTGTAATGCTTGGCTCGCTTCTTGCGGGTACCGATGAAAGTCCTGGCGATCTACATACGAAAGGAGACGGCTTAGATTATAAAGTATATCGTGGTATGGCTAGTCGCGACGCCCAGACTGCGTGGCGAGGTCGATTGACATCAGCGCCAGAAGGGGTTTCTACAACGATCCCATACAAAGGCGCTGCAAAAAACATTATGGATGATTTGGCTATGGGTATACGCAGTGGCTTTTCATATACTGGCGCACGCACAATGAGCGAGTTTCAGTCCAAGGCAAAATTCTTAAAACAAACCGGTGCTAGTCAAGTGGAAAGCAACGCACACATATTGCTAAGGTAATAATATTATGGAGTATGGACACAATAAAAAAAAGATTGTTTTTTATTCGACCGACAAAGCACATGCGGAGATGAAGGTGCGTTTAAAATATGATGGGCTGACACAGAGTAGCTTTTTCCGAGGATTAATCGCCGGATATGTTGATAAAGATGAAGCGATTGTTGATTTTATTGACAGACTTAAGGGTGATCTTGGTGCGCAATCAAACGCCAAACGGAAAGACTCTCAAAGGTTACTCAAAACAGCACAGGGGGTAAAAAATAAATTTGGATTGAACGAGGAAGAAGTGGAAGATATTTTTGACATCATTGAGAGAGAGAACCCAGAAATATGAAAAAGAAAGATTTACTTAGAAAGAACATACCAGAATGTTCAGCAAAATGTTTAGAGCTAGGGGTTTCCTGCCCGGTAAAGGAATGCAGGGACTGGATTGATTATGAAAAGGACATGAATTGTACTTCGCTTGCAATCGCACGCAAAGGAAACATGACTTTACGAGAAGTAGCTGATCGGCTGCATGTTAGTTTTGTGAGGATCAAACAAATCGAAGACAAAACATTAGAGAAAATTGAGAGGTCATTAGCCCGAGAGTTCGGTGTTAAAAGAGAAGAACTTGCAAAGTATATTTTAGAGTCTTATAACAGCTAAGAACCCCAAAAACTTTATTATAGATTGGGGTTTAACTGTTTTAACGGACTATTTATTTGAGAAACACTATTGTCCATCTAAGGAGATAATATAATGAGTAATAATAGACTTGATGAGAACACGATTCGTCGTTTTATGGGACTTGCCGGTCTTCAACCAATTGGCGAAGGGTTCTTTGATCGCATCGAAGAGGAACCAGAAGAAGAAGCTCCAGAAGCTGGATTGGGTGCAGAGGAAGAGCTTCCTGCTGCCGAAGAACCTGCTGCTGAAGTTCCAATGGACGCAGAAGCACCTGCTGCTGATCCAGCCGCTGCTGAAGCTGCCGCAGAGATTGCACAAGATGTTGCAGAAGCTGTCGCCGACGCAATGACCACTGCGCTGTCTCAACACGGTGTAACGGTTGACGCTGGTGCCGGTGAAGAAGCACCCGCTCTTGATGAGCCCGCTTTGGATGCAGAAGTTGCTCCGGAGGAAGAAGCACCCGTAGAAGATGAGTTAGCTTTAGAGGCTACCGACACGACGGATGATGAAACCTCTACGACAGTCGAGACTGCGAAGAACACAGACGACAGCCTCACACAGCTAGAATCAGCCGATGTTGAAGTAGTTGACGATGAGAAGATCGTGCAGGAGGTTGCCCGTCGGGTAGCTGCTCGCCTTCTCAAGAAAGCTAATAAGTAATCATAGATTTATCCTCTCCCAAGAACGGTAATAAGTGAAGACAGATACCGCCGGAAAGGTCGAAAAAAGGTTGCAACAACGTGAGCCCGGAAAAGAAACTTAGTAAGTTAGTTCGTTATATAGAAGAACAAATACCGGGATTTCAACTTTGTAGTAAGAAAACCAGCCTTTTAATGCGCACCTTGTCGGCGGTTTTGTTTTTTAATAAGGGCTTCATGACTAGATACGTCACAACCCTTTACCCTCGCGTATACGTACCAGAACTGCCGTGGAGCGCGTCTTTGACGTCGCAAATAAATATATTAGCACACGAATATGTGCACCTTAAAGATAGAAAGAGACTGGGCTGGTTTTTTAATATATTATATTTATCTCCGCAGATCTTTACGCTATTTGCCTTCGGTGCCTTTTGGAATTTATGGTGGCTACTAGCTCTTTTGTTCCTGTTGCCATTGCCCAGCCCAGGTCGTGCGTGGCTGGAGTGGCGTGCATATAAAGTAACAGTAGCCATACACCACCACCTGTCAGGGGATAGAATTAGCGTTTTTTGGCTTAGAAATCAGTTTACGGGATCTAGTTACTACTGGATGCTCCCCTTTAAGGGGCTTGTAGAACGACACATCTTAAAAACAATTGAAAACGTAGAATCAGGGAAATTTTTGTCGCCTGAAATTTTAGAGATTTTAGAAGTATTAGAAACAGGAGAATAACATGGGTCCAGAAGCATTGTGGTTTTTTGCGGGAGCATTTGCTTTTCAAATTTTATCTAAACTGTTCCGTTTGGGACAGTTGGTCAGATTATCAATTGAGACAGCAACATCGTTGTTGATAGTGTTGTCAACTGTACATGAAGATATATATTTCGCCAGAGAACTGAAATATAAAAAATTAGAAGAAGATGGCGTAACTGGCGATGATTTGGAACTAATTAAAGCATTGGATGAACGCGCAACAAAGGCATGGCGAGATTCTGTGATTGAAAAGTTTAAAAGTGGCTTGCCATCGTCGATAGCTGGGATTTTTAAATTTAATAATTGGGATGAAGCTATGGCGTTCATGCAAAAAAATATAAAGAGAGGATAAAAATATGCAACTAAAAGATATTAAACAGCTTATTAAAGAGGAGGTCCAGAAAGCACGCCATAGCTCTTTGTTAGAATCTCCAGAGATGCTTGACGAAAAGAGTATTCTAAAGAGCAAATACCCGTTCAAGGCAATTTATATCTTTGGACCCGCAGGGTCAGGAAAATCATATATTAGCAAGAATCTTTTGGGTATCCCAAGTGATTTTGTTGTTTCCAATCCCGATGAACGGATTGAAGAGGTGTTCCCAGCCTTCGGCATTAGTATGAAGTTCGCGAATTCCGAAGACGGTGATGATGCTGAACTGGAGGCGCTCCAGCAGCACTCTCGCACAATTTTACAGAATGCCAGCCGAGCACACACAAGCAATCTGATCAGTATTGCAAATCCTCTCACATTTGATACTACTGGAGAGCAGGTACCAAAGATGGTCAAGCGTATTGAGGCGCTAACCAAGCTGGGCTATGACATTGCCGTGTTTATGGTCAATGTCCCAACGCAAGCATCTGTTGATCGCGACGCTCGCAGACAACGAGTTGTCGGAGCAGAAAGAACAGCGGGTATTTCACAAAAATATCAGCAAGACGTCGTACAATCTCAGGGTTATCTTAAGGCACTCAGTGCGAATAAGAACGTGACCATTTTATCTGATGTCTACAATAATATTTTTGATCTGAATACCGGCGATCTCTTGACGAAGCCTACAGTGATATCACCAGACATGCTTCCGGACGATCTAAACCCAGAGAAGAACCCTGAAGCGTTTGCGAACGAGAAAGCCAAGATGGAGCAAGCCGTTGCTAGACTTCAACAGTGGGTTAACACTCCGGTAGAAAACCCTGCTGGTCAGACTGTGCTGAAGGGCATGCGCACTCTGGTTAAAAAGTCTGGCGGCAAGCTGGGGCAGAATCTAAACGACTTGGTGATTGCCACCGCTAAAGAAGAACTGCAAGATCCTGACGTCATCGCAGCAGCCGAGCACTTGAGCGGTCTGGGTGGGGTTAAGATGATTACGAAGAAGACAAAGGGCAACAAAGCAAAAATGGCTACAGCCCCCAGTGCCGATCAACCGGCTATCTCAGGTGCAGTCCGAGGCAAAAAGGACACCGGAGACGATTCTATTCGCGGAATGACACAAAAAGAAGCATTAAATTACGATAATTTGGTCGATTTTGTTCGCAGCGCCTTATTTACTGAAGGAAATGGATGATCGACAAGGATATACAGTTCGCCGCGCACGCAAGGCTTTGGTACGAGCTTTTATAAACAAATACAAGTTTCTTCACGAAGACCAAAACGTTTTTCACGGAGGGAAGGTGTTTGTTATCAATTCTGTTGTGGGCTGGTGCTTAGACCAACGTGCCGCCAAGAAAATTTCCTTGACACAGATGCAATATTATGTTAGTCTGATACAGAGATATGCTAATGATGAACTTGAACTCTCTATACAAGAAGGAAAGCTTCATATAGAGATTAAAGAATAATACGGAGAAGAATCATGGAAGCAACTGCATGGAAAGAAGATTATTGCGACGAAGGTTTACGATATAGGTTGCAGGTCAACGATGTCGACGGTCGCGCTGCAAAGAAACTATTCCGAGTGGTAAGTGATTGGGAAGAGTCTGGCTCTGGCTGGAATCCCGTTAGTCAAACAAGGGTGCTCCTTTTTTCGAGAGATTTTAGAACAGAAAAAGAATGGTTAAAATGGGCTAAACATTTTCCTTATAAGCTGATAGAATTGAATCGAAAAGGCAACCCTAAATCCACAAAGCTTGGAATCGATGCCCGAAATAAAAAAGGATAACATTTTGAAATCACATCTTGCTAGTAAAAAGAAGAAGCCGAAAGTAGAAGAAGAGCCAGAAGAGAAGACAGAAGAGAATACCGCAGCGGAACTCATCGAATCTTTGTTGCTTGCGACCGAAGAAGAGAAACCCAAGGTACAATTAATTAATATGTATGGCGAGGTCGATGAAGAAAAGATCGGCGAGGTTGCATATGCTCTGCGAGTTTTAAGTGCCCTCAATGTGCAGAAGAAGGCTGAACACGAAAAAAAGAACGACGGCGGCGATTGCATACCAGATCCGATTGAACTAGTATTATCGACGCACGGCGGGAGTGCCGCAGACATGTTTTCTTTATACGACACTATTCGCTGGTGCCGATCAGAGGGTACCCCCATCGCTACAACCGGCATTGGGAAGATCATGTCAGCCGGGGTTCTCCTGATGGCTGCTGGTACTAAGGGTAAGCGAAAGATTGGCGCGAACTGTCGCGTTATGATGCACGGCGTTGCTTCTGGGCACGTTGGTCAGATTCACAACTTGGAGAACGAGTTGGATGAAGCCAAGTGGACACAGGACCGTTATGTGAAGGCTCTTGTTGCTGAAACCAATATGACCGCACGCTACATCAAGAAGTTGTTTGATCGCCGTCAGAATGTCTATCTCACGGCTGAAGAAGCCGTTGAATTGGGTATCGCTGACGAGGTGTTTTAGTCTCGGAAACGACTAATTATATTTGATTGCGAGGGTGTAGTTTATGGTAAAAAAGATTAGTGTGTTCCGCGAACACGACGCGAAGTATTTTAAAGATTATCTTGTTGACATCATCCGAGAGGTGATCCACGAGGAAGAAGAGCCATCACCACCGCCGCAAGATGAGCAGCCCCCGGAGAGCGATAATAAGAACAGCGAAGGTTCAGAAGGTCCACTCGGATCCTTGGAGCAGAATGACATCCTCACACAGTTTATAAATTTTCTTAAAGAGAAATTTCCAAATATCGACATTAAGAAAGTGACACACGCAAAGACAGAGCTTCCCGGTATCGTATTAACAAACACGGGTCCACGCCCCATTCGCGGCAAGGCATGGCAAGATTTTTCTGATTTTGCCGGCGATAAACTCAAAATCGAGCCCACTAGAGAGGAAGAGGGAAATATCATTAGTGCAAAGATTGTTTCTCCGACAGGTGCCGCTGTGCAGGTTGCGTTAGCACAGGGATCCGCCATCGGAGCGAAGGTGGCAAACCGTGGCGACGTCGCCGAGGGGATATTGTCAGCAGCATTGGCTGCGAGATTTAGTAATACTGATGACATGGTTCCTATAACAAAAGATACAGTAATTCAGGTTTTAGAAAAGTTGAACAAACAGTCCGGAGAGGAAGGGAAAAAGACAATTAAGAAAACTCTTGTTTTCAACCCCGTTCCAAGCCCTGACGGTTCTGCAACCGATCAGGTAACTCTGACAGTGGGACTGTCAAGAAACAACTTTACAGATCTCATGAACCCGGAGAAGCGAGACAGTGTTGATGACCTTTTCGATTCAGCCGTCGCATATGCGAATTCAAATAGGGTACTAGATCAGACACTAGAGTGGTATGTCAACAATGTTGAAAATAAAATACATGTGTTGGCTGATGGCACAAGCGATCAAAAGGGTACCAAGGTCGATGTACGGGTTATCAACAACGGGGAAGATGTGAGCATTGGGAAGATTTCCCTTAAAGCCGGAGCGACCGAACAGCTTGGACAGATCGGTCGAACGTGGGAACAGCTATCTGGCTTGTTTTCTCTTCTTTTCGGTGCCGATATCGGCGAAAAACACAGGGAAGACTGGGAGAGGGCAGTCGATCCCGCAACAAACCCCAACATCGGCATTAAAAACAAGGGAAGCCTCTCTATCCGCAACGCCGCCACTCCGGTGTACAAAGAAGCAGAGAAGGCAATTCAGCAAAAGCTGGCTGGTGATGATCCCGAGGCAGAAAAGCAATTCTTATCTCAGTTTGCCGCAGGAATCCGTGCACAGGCTGTGCTAAAGGAAAAGGGCGTTGAATTAATTCATCTTTCTCATAGAGACTTTAAAGTGTTGGATTTTTATGATACACTTGACGATGTGATTGCCAATAAGGTTAATTTTGCTGCGAAGTTAGTGTTAACACCAACGGGCACTCCATATCTTTATATCTTTGACGCGAATATGGGCTCTGAACCCAATAAGAAAAACACTTTGATTAGCGTACGTCCAAAGATTGAGTATGAGGGCAAGGGGGCTATTCGACATTATGTGGAGAAAAAACCATATTTGGTTGAATTGATTTCTATCAAGCCGCAAGAAAGAAAAACAACAAGGAAATAGGTGAAACTTTGAGTAAAGTATATAGTTCCGATGAGGATCTTCAAAAGAGGATTTTGAACGGTGTTAATAAACTGGCAGATAACGTTGCCAGCACCCTTGGTCCCAAGGGCAGAAACGTTATCCTTCATCAGAAGGGCAAGCGACCAATCATCACAAAGGACGGTGTTACAGTTGCAGAGTTCATTGACTTGGACGATCCTGTAGAGAACGCCGCAGTACAGATTTTGAGGCAAGCTTCGTCTGTGACAAACGTAGTGGCTGGAGATGGCACAACGACTGCAACAGTATTAGCACGTGCAATACTTGTAGAGGCTCAGAAACACATTGCCACTGGCGCTAGCCCAGTTGAACTTAAGCGCGGCATCGACAAAGCGACAGAGAAGATTGTCGAAGCTCTTAGAGATGACGCAACTCCTATTTCCAGCGTCGACGACATCGAAAATATTGCTACGATTTCAGCCAACGGTGATGCTGTTATCGGCAAGATGATTGCAACGGCTGTTGATCAGGTTGGAAAGAATGGAGCTATTACAGTAGAAGAGGCAAGATCTATGGAATGCAGCCTCGATGTGCAAGAGGGCTTCCGATTCAATGGCGGATATTTTTCCAATCAGTTTGTCACCGATGAACGCCGCGCAGTAGCAAATCATCATGATTCTTTTGTTCTTGTGACAGATTATAAAATCTCTGCTGTCGATGATATGATGCCCGTATTAGAATTGATCGCTCGCGAAGGACGCCCCTTGACTATCATAGCTGAAGAAGTTGAAGGGCAAGCACTAGCAGCGTTAATCATGAACAGTATTCGTGGCACGCTTAAAGTTATGGCAGTGAAGGCACCCTTTTATGGAGAACAGCGTCGGAACATGCTTAAGGATTTATCGTTGTCTGTTGGCGCAACTTTTGTTAGCCGAGAGTCAGGGATTAAGATGCAGGATGTCAAACTGGAACACTTAGGCGAAGTTAAAACAGTAGAAACATCGAAATTTAATACAACTCTTGTCGGAGGCTCTGGAGACCCAGATGATGTCGACAAGCGGATTGAGATCCTTAAAGCGGAATTGGCTGAGACTGATGATATGCACGATTGTGAAAAGATACAAGAGAGAATCACCCGCCTCGCCAGTGGGGTCGCCATCATCCGAGTCGGTGCAGCCACCGAGGTTGAGATGATAGAAAAGAAACATCGTGTTGAGGATGCCTTGGAAGCGGTACATGCTGCTCGGCTGGATGGCGTGGTAACTGGTGGCGGTACCGCTTTGCTCCGAGCAAGAGCGGTTGCCAAGATTCAAGTGGAGAATCAAGAGCAAGGGAAGGGTGTAAATGCAGTCTTCAATGCGCTGGATGCGCCCCTTCGTCAGATGGCAGAAAACGCAGGGCTTTCACCGGATTTAACTCTCGGCAGATTCATGGATGCGCTTAAGGCAAACCCAGAGGCTCCGGTCGGGTTTGATTTTAGAACAGGAAAATTAGAAAATTTGAATGATCTGGGGATTATTGATCCAGTAAAGGTAACTGTTAACGCGCTTCAAAACGCTACATCAGCCGCCTCTACATTGTTGACAACAAATTGCGCCGTGATTGAGGTTGAATAGAAATCACAAAACTATTTACCGTGTGCTGAAAAGAGGTGTACCAAATGGCAGACGAAACAACAACAAACCTTGATATAAAAAGAAAGCTTGATCCAACTATAACTGCTCATATATTAGATTTAACTAATAAGATCGACCAGTTAATACAATCACACAAATCTTTATGTGAAGATATTGGGAAGCTTAAAGAGGCAATTTATAATCCAGACGAAGGAATTTATTCTAGAATTCGTGACGTCGAGCGGCAGATTATTAAGGATGGGGATCTTCGAGTGGCGAAGCTAGAAGAGACAATTGAGGGAATGAAAAGACTGCAATGGATGGTTATTGGTTCTGGTGTCGCCGCCGTGGTTAGCGTTATTTTTAAGACTTTTATCGTGAGTTAATAAAAATAAGACTTGACACTTTAAATAAACTCCTATATATTATTAGACAAGAAAGAATAAAAAGTAAAAAAGTTATATTAAAATGCATTTTTTACTTGACAAAAGAGTTTAAACTTGGTATTCTACAATTGTCCTAATGGTTAATAGGGAGAAGCATGGGTTATTACCGAAATTATTATCGCCACTCGCCGCCAGCCGAGCGCTTGACGGATGAGACAATCTCACCTCGCCTTAAAACTCTACTTGAAGGCGGCAACATTCCAGAGAACACTATTGCATTTCTTCAATCGCTTGTTGAGGCAAATGAAAAATATTCAGGCTTGACCTCACGACAAGTAGAGGCTCTCAATAATATTGAGCAACGTTTTTCTAATGAAGCAATTGCCCAGCGAAATGCTTGGGCTGGCGAATATACCGAAGAGCGTCGAGCAACGGCTAAGATCTGTGCCGAGTACTACCTTGCCAACCCTCCTTACTACCGTGATCTTGCTCAAAAGATCTTGGAGGAACCGGAGTTTGTTCCCACTGAACGTCAATGGCGTGCGTTGTGTGAAAATAAATATGCCAAGAAGGTAATCGCTGCGACCGAAGCCGATCCAAAATATCCGGTCGGTACTTGGGTCCGTGGTCGAGCTAACGCTCATCGCACGATGCGAGATATGATGATGGTTGTCATTGAATCCGATGCTCAACCGGTAACAAGTGCCGCACGTGGTACCAAGATTTATCGAGTGTTGCCTGTTGGTAGCCCTAAGACTCTTCTTTGTGAAGAACGGGATATTAAAAAAGCTAAAAAGACAGTGTAAAGGAGAACAATTGTCAGAAACAAATAATAGAGTAAGAATATCTTTTACAGTAGACATGGACGAAGTACCCGCTCGTGTGGCGGAGCTAGTGCGGCAGTATGAAGATCCACATGCGGAAATCGAAAGGTCTCTTGTGGGGGCTGTCACAGAATTGACATCGACTCAGCCCAACTACCGGACAGCTTGGGAATCTATTGATGAAGCTCGAAAGCGTATGATGCGGTTGGATCTAATATTACAAGACTGTCAGGAAATCCTCAATGATTTTCAATCGGTTCTGTTGGGACAAAACGCCCTCGCGGAGCCGGTTGAAGAACAACATACGGTCGAAGCAAATGACTAATATAAATCATCATGAATATTCTAAGGGTGCACTGGTATATCTACCAGCCGGGGTGAGGTTACGTCAACTTGATGATGACAATGTGGTCTCTAGGTGGATCCAAACATCGAAACCTGCAAACGTGCTCTTGGTGGAAGGCACATTGAAAGATTGCCAAGTCATATATGCAGGTGAAAAATGGACGGTGGAAATTGTTGACATATATCCAACTATACCCAATGAGGAGCTTAAAAAATGAATGTTAAATTGACAGAAGTTGTACCACAAAGAGCGTTAGCCAACGAAGGGACAGCTATCGCAAAAGAAACGTATACTCTAAGAGAGGTGTATATCAATCCAGAACATATCGTATGCATGCGTGCAGATGAAAGGATGAAGCGTTGCCTATCAGAGAATTTACTGCCAAATAACTTAGACCAACGTCAAGAATTCACAAAAATATATATCAATCGTGGACAGAGCGGCATTGATATAACAGTAGTTGGGTCACCGAACATTGTTCAAAGCAAGATGTTCGAGGTCGCGAAAAAGAATAAAGAAATATTAAAGGGGTAGAATAATGTATTTTCATTTGTTTAGTAAAAAAAGGTGTAAGTTTTGCACAAGAGCAACAAAGCTATTGGACGCTAACGAATTACCTTACATAACCACATACATGGATAAGGCTCCCTCTGTCCTTGAGGAGCTTAAAGAAAGTTTTGATCAAGAGACAGTTCCCTTGATCTTGGAAGTGTTTGATAAAGACACTATGAAATTCATTGGCGGCTATGACGATTTAAAGGAGTATCTCGATGGGACGAAGAAAGAAGACGGGCGCGGCGAAACAACTGATAACAGTGAACCCGATACCGTGCAAGCCTAGACCGACGACTGAGTACGGCAAGACTCTTCCCAACTGGAATCCTGACAAGAAAAAGTTAGGGCGATACAGTGGAAGCTCACATATGAACGTGCCTTCGAAGAGGTATGTTGTGTTGATGTGTGTTGATGGCGATTTCAACGAGTGGATAGACCAAGGACTCTCCGACTATGAGATTGCAGAAGGGTGCATCGAGCACTTGAACACTCCCCCGACACGGAAAAAGTATGCGAAAAAAGCACCAAAAGCGCCGTACGGGATACTGCAATTAAAAGCCCAGCAGCGAAAATATGATGAAGATGGAAAGCTTTCTTATGTTTTGGTCGTAACAACAGACCAGAAAAAGAATAGAAATTTCTGGGGTGTGGGAAGGGGCAAGTAGCATGGCTGGCAATGGCTTTCTTTTGCAAAAGCATGAGTGCGATAAACTTCTCAAAGAGACAGACATCCGATTGATGCTTACGAGATCTCATCTGGCTGATTATGCCGCACCAGGAAGCAGTTCCTCAGAAGACATAGTAAAGACTTTATGTGAATTATTTGTTAGCCTAGACGGGCTATCTGCAACACTACGCATAGCGCAGACTGGCGTAGTCCAAGAGCACAACGGCGAAGATCATTATCTGATATCCGAGGAAGAAGGGTTCATAATTCAATCGCTGTTTTTACCAGCAATAATTGAGTTAAGAAATAGAGCAGAGGACCTCGGCTTGAGTTTGACGGTTAACTAACATGACCGTTGTGCATGAGAGATTCAAAGACTTTGATAAGAAACACTGCTGGCAATATGAGATGCGCATGCGCAATTTAGAGGATGACATGCTGGAGGCTGGGCTTTGCGAGTACTCAGTTGCGCAGCTTCGCATTGATGATTTTATTTTTGAGTACGTGCCGAAGGAAGACAAGCAACAGTGCCAAGAGATTAAGCAGTTTATCGAACGACACGAGTGGCTCGGAAAGCTCCCGACGCGACCCACACACAGGTTTATAGCGCGACACAAGGGTATTCTTGCGGGAACAATTGTGATGGCGACACCCAATGCATTTTCAAACCTACTAGGCAGAGAGAACAGAGACCGGGAAAAACTAATATCACGCGGAGCTTGTATTTCGTGGGCACCCAAGAATCTAGGCTCGTGGCTGATCATGCAATCAATCAAGTGGATGGTCAAGAACACAGAGTTCAGATACTTCACTGCGTATTCAGATCCGGAAGCAAAAGAGCTTGGTACTATTTACCAAGCGTGCAACTTTTACTATCTTGGGCAGACAAGCGGAACAACCTACCAGTATCTCGATCCCAACTATCCAGAGAAGGGGTGGTTCAGTGATCGAGAGTTCCGGAAGAAATCAAAATATTATAAATATGCTGAATCGATTGGTATTACACGGGAGACGTGGAAAGGTTGGATGAAAAAGTATTCTCCAGACTGGACTCTGGTGCCACCTGAGATTAAGATTAAAATTAAGGAACAGGAACGCATCTTTCGTGATAGTTGTGAGAAGCGAAAGGTCCCAGCAAAACATAAATACTGTTATATCTTAGGTCAGTCGAAGTCGGAAACTAGGCGGCTCAAAAATATTTTTGCAGAGAAAAATCCAGATAAAGCAAATTTGCTTTATCCGAAGGAGCGAGGAAAATGATTATTTCTGTATCAACCGCGTGTGATATATTTGTTTTACTGAACGGGGTTTATCTAAGATGGTTATTCTGATATAACTCTTCGATTGTTGGTAGCCTACGAGGACGTCTTAAATTATTCATTTGATGTTCTTCCCAGCTTTTAGGCTTTTGATACGGATTCTCTTTTATTTGAAAAGGATCTTTCCATCTAAAGCTAGTGTGAGTGCGGCTATACACATTCACAAATCTACGAGCCATGTTTTCTATGATCTTAGCCTCTCGCGCAGTTTTTTGACGGCATATATTTTTACCAGACAGAAAACTACACAGGGCAGTTGAATAGTTCTGTTGATGTTCTCCAACCAATAGGGCTAAATTTAAACTTGTCAACATAAAGGGGCTACAAGAACTTCTTATGAATCTGTCGCTATTGGTTTCGCATCCAAAAATACGCTGTATTCGGTGAAATATATATGACTTTCGAGCCAACTGGGGAGACATCTTGGTTGTACGATACGCAAGAGCAACCGCTACGAATGGATCGATGTTATATCTTTTTGCTTGCTTGGCTGTCACAATACAGGCTTTATAAGATATGTTGAAGTCCTCATGGAGTGGGAGGTGAAGGGCTCGTCCGTGCGGATCTAATCCGGTGCTTTCTGGAGCGAGCAAGGCAGCACATAAAGATAATACTTTTATAAACATATAATAAATACTCTTTTTTTAGAAAAAACCCTGTCAGGTTCTTTAAACGCACTATATTGCATGCATTCATTATAAAAATAGGTAAAATACTTTTAATATAAGTGATACAATGAAGGGGCACTTTAACCGTCGCCCATTTTTTGCATTTTGCTTTAAAACAGACTATTTATCTTTGACAGGAGTATACCCAATGAGCACCATAACTAAACAAGACTTAGAAAAACTTATATTTGAAGAGATAGAAAAAATGACTCTTTCTAACCCTGCGCAGGTTGTTAGAGAGGAAGTCGAACAAGAAGTCACAGATCCCGTCCAGCAGTATATCGATTGGATTGTTGGGATTCAAGAAGCGGCACGAGAAGCTATACAAGATATCGAAAGCGGCACCGAGCCGTATAAAGCCGCGCTTGATTCGGGGCTTGCCAACAGAGCGCAGTCACTGATGAGTTCCGACTTTTGGCATCATTATCACGGCTAGGAGAACATAATGGGAAAGAAGAGACTTACAGAATTTGCAGTTAAGGAGTGGGGAGAGTTTCTCCGCGAGGCTGATGATGCTGGTGCCAAAGCCGCCAAAGCAGAAATTGAGGCAAACACTGGCTTGGCAGATTTGTACAAGAAGGCGAAGGATGCTCATAAGACCCGTAGTGCTGCAATGGATGCTCTATCCTCTGCCGCTGAAGCTGAAAAGAAAGTCGCTTCCGATGCAGAGTCCTTAGCAAAAGATCGCGAAGGTGCATATAAAAATGCAATTGCTGCACGAGACAATGCAGGAAAGTTGCGTAAACAGGCTGGAAAGGCAAATGGTAAAAAAGAAGATGCCCTTAAAACAGTAGCCAATGCCCAAGAAAAACAAGCCAAAGCTGACGAACTAAGTGCAAAAGCCGCTACCGCCGCAGCCGCAGCCTCGCAAGAAGCTGCCGATATGGAAGCGGCTATGGCAAAAATCAATGCACAATTCGAGAAATCGAATCAAGAACTGAACAAGGCGTCGGAACAATTCGCACAGCTTGACGGTACCGCAGCAACCATGTCGAAGCAACAAGCATCGGCAGCAGCAGAACGACAGAAAGCTCAAGAAGAGGCATCGAAAACAGCAGAAGAAGCCAGCAAGCTTAGTGCCGAATTCGAGAAAGCCTATCAAGCTGCCTCAGATGCAGCCGAGACTTCCGCCGATGCAGCCGAGTCTGCCACCGACATTTCAGACGAGCCGGAGGCAGAAGAAGAAACAGAAGAAACAGAAGAAACACCGGAAGAGACACCTGACAAAGAAGACGAAGAAGCGGAAAAAAAAGAAAAAGAAGAAGAAGAAAAAGCCGAGAAAGAAGCTTCTCGCGAAGAGGCAGACGACGAAGCAGCGGCACGCTCCTCGGAACAAGACGAAGAAACAGAAGAGCAGTCGGAAGAATCTTCCGAAGAAAAGAAAGAAGATTCCCTCGCCGAGTCATTCGTAAAATTTAAAAAAATGTGGAGGGGCTAATGAATGTCCGTAAGAACAAAAAAGTTTATGTGGGGTGCTGCTTGGTTTGCGGCGATGCTCACCTTTTGGATGATGCTTTTGGCAGCACCAGCATTTGTCAATGCGAAGCCTCCGGTCAAATCAAAGTTTTATGATTTTAGTGAGCAACTGATCGATGGAGAAGTCAGAAGACCAACAGCAATATACACCGATGCACGTGCAAAGGTCAAGTTCCAGCGACTGCTTAGACTTAAGAGATCGTTTAT